GCATATAATCTTCCATCATCAAGTTCAAAATTTGATAAGCCTTTTTTATCGTGTTACCCCTGTCAGAATTTTCAGTCTGCGACCATTGCCATATAGTCTTTCTATCCACACCGATTGCAAGAGCCAATCCTGCAACAGAAGGTTTCGAGTCATCCTCAGCACAGATAACAAAATATTCTTCAATACGCTTTTCGAGCAGTTCCACATTCTTCGTATCAAATTTCGGAAGGTTCGCAAGTCGTAGAGCGTGAGTCAAATATTTAGTATTGTCTCCGGGTTCGGTCTGTACCTGCATCTGCTCCGAGCGTTTCGGTCGCTTCTGCTTAACAATCTTCTCACCGATTTCGGTCAAATTTTTATCATCCATCAAAATTTCTCCTTTCTGCCTTTTGGTAGGTTAAAGTAGTTCATTTTCAAATTTTTCTATAAATCCCTCTATATACACGCATATTAAGGCAAACTTTTGGGAAAATAGCAAAATGACCTACCATCAACTACCTATTAGCCGTTATTTTTCAGTTTTACGCCATCAAAAACGGCATAACCTTGAATATTTCGCTTACCTCTTTGCCATTCGGGATGCTGCTCCATACCTGCGTTGAACTTCTTAGCACTCATAACAAAATATCCATTACTCTTACACCATATCTTGAAAGAGTCATACAAGGTCTTTGCTCTCGTGTATTCTTCAAGAGAGGTCTCGCACTTCTCTTCAAGGAACTGCAACACAAGGTCATTGTCTCGCTCATACTGCTTGATAACACGCTTCATATTCCCACTCATCGTGAGACCAAAACGCTTATACTTGAAGTACCCAACGAGCAACCAAGTAAATATACCTTTCATCGCTTCGGGCGTTCTGAATACCTCTTTCAAGGTCTCGTCTCGTTCCTCTTCGGTGAAGTGCTTGTTAAACTCAATCACTCTAACTCTGTCGGATGCGAACAGGGATTTATCCTGTACGGCAGGAAGGTCATTACAGGAGAGCCACATCGTAAACTGTGGGAGGAAAGTCATAACACTTTCATACAGGTTACGGGCGGTAATTTCCTCGCCACCTGTCAACTGCTTAATGGTTTCCTCGTCAAGTCTGCCATACTGATTACTCTCAGCCATTGTTACAAATCGCTTACCTTTAAGAGCGGCAATCGTAGGAGATGCACTCTCAGCGTTCTTTGCTCTGTCTGCCTTACAGATGATAGAAACAGGGCTTACAGTCGCATAGTCTCCGAGCAGGTGATGAATAGTTCCGAGCATTGTACTTTTACCATTACGGGTCGTTTTGCCGTGGAGAATGAACATACATTCCTCTTTGGAAGTACCGAGCATAGAGTAACCCAAAGCTCTCTGTAAGTAGTCCGCTTTCTCCTTATCCTTGCTCGTAATCTCATCGACAAATTTTTCCCAACGGTCGCAACGAATATCTTCCTGCATTGTGTACTCAAAATTGGTTTGCATCGTAAGATAGTCTTTCCAATCGTGTTCACGGAAGGTCATATTTTCAAGGTCGTAAGTGCCGTTGAGACAGTTTATCAAATTCGGGTTAGCATCGAACTGAGCGGCGGCAATCGGGAATACCGATGCGGCATCCTTCATCAGTCTATCACGGAAGCGGCGGTCTCCCATCTTATTGACGAAACCAAAATATTGCTTACGCTTTTCTTCGTCTGTGATTTCTCCACAGTAGAGAACCATAAGGCGAGTAAACTCTTTAATCTTCTCAGCAACGAGCAGAGAGCCGACATCCTTACGCCACGCTCCCTTATCATAGGTGTACCAAGATTTTGCTTCCGGGCAGTAGCGAGTATCATTTCGGTAACATTCCGAGAAGAGTTCTGCCATACCGCTCTCATCCCAAGAATAACCGCTATTATCCGGCTGATAGGATTCGGGCTGAATACGCTTGATATAAAACATCTTATCCGAGAGTTCCTCAGACATTATGTACCGACCATTGTTAAGTCGGAATAGTTCTTTATCTTCGACTACCTCAGTCATCGCTCTGCACCTCCTTGTTCCAATCAAATTTTTGTCCGCACTCGCAACAGTATTTCATTTGAGGATATATTACCCTCATACAACGAGGACAGGAACTCACGGGAAACTCTTCAACGGGTTTTCGAGGAGTCTGTCGTTTAAGTGCTTCGAGTATGGTTTTCTTGTTTAATAAAGTGAGACTGTTTATTCCGTTCTCTTTTGCCGCTTCACAAATCGCTTCAACACAGACATTTTCAAAATCTTCAAGCATTTGCACACTCGCTTTGTGTATAAGTTTTGATACATCGGATTCTATACCTGTTTCAAGAACGGGTGGTTGAATATTTAGGTTAAGACCAAACTCTTCTTTAAGTTTCATCTTCCTTACTCCTTTCAGCAAATTTCAGTCGGAAGTAATGCTCCCAACATTCTGCGGCGGTCATCTTATTGCAATTTTTCTCACACCATTCGAGTCCTGCATCGGTATTGTGCATAAACTCCTGCGAAGTGGAAATATCGCAAGGATAATCAAAAAGGTCTGCGAGAATCTTACAGACAAATTCGAGAGTGATAGATTCACCCTCAAATTGTCTTGTACACATCGGGCAGACTTGCGTTCCTTCGGGGACAACGGTGCCGCACATTACACATTTATCTTCGCTCATAACTACCTCCTATATCTCGTAACTGAATTTACGATGGTCTGTATCTCGCCGACCGGCAGCGGAGGAGTACAAGCCGCTTCGTTCGCTTTGAGGAGTTCTTGATATATCTTTTGCTTCTCGTAGCCTTGATTGTGTAACTGACCTGCGAGAGAAGTTAAGCTCAAATTCCTCATACCACAAGGGATAGGTGGGTAAGTCGGTTCGAGAGAAATTTTTCCGTTTTCGGGTTTCGTATAAACGGGAGAGTAGATACGCTGAGAGTAGCCGGAGTCGTTTCCGTCTTTTTCTTCTTCGGCAAAGTATTTCTCTACGATATAATCAATCGCCTGTTGGTTCTAAATTATCGCATCGTAAATCAACTTCTGACCTGTAACGATGAAGTATCGGCTACTCTCGTAAATCTCCACACCTGCACGATTGTTCTTACCCTTAAAGGGAAGTTTACCTTTGACAAGGATGTGTATTCCACGACCGCTACGAGATATTTCCGTATATGAGCGGCACGACCGCATCACATCAATACTGACCTGCGAAAGAAAACCATCGTCATCAAATCCGCAGTCAATATCAATACCCACAATCCCATTGTTGTTGAAAACAAATCCGAGATGGTCGTACATACCGCTTTCAACGGCGTTCTTTGCAACCTCATAGGTACTCCAAGTATCGGGAGAGACTGAGGATGCACCTTCTTTTTTGGTTGCTTTCATTGGAATTTTTGAATTGTTCCACACGCAAACCCATTGAGGGAGAGCGGTTATTTCGGGAGGGAGATTTTCGTATCTCATAATCTTATTCCTTCGGCTCTGCTTTTGATTTCGGCATTGTTGCCGCAAAATAGTAGGTCTCGTTTACACAAACAGGATAGCCCTCGAACTTATCGCTCTCAGTAACCTTTCCGTTATTGACGAACTTTTCTGCTTCGGCAACAGGCATTTCATTCTTTACGAAGCTCTTACCTGCTTTCATAATGAATGGCACTTTACCATTTACTTCTGTCAGTTTCATAGCCTTACTCTCCTTTCTCCAAAATATGTGCTGCCATCATATCTGCGGTATGAGTGAAAAGCACATTCGGGAATTTATGAATTGCCGATGTATAATCAGACCATTCACTTTCTTTTGTAAATGCTCCCATATGATAACGAATACAAGCCGCTTCCTCTTCGGTCAAGAGAATCAAGGAAGAGAGGAGCATAAGCGACTTATCGCCGTGTCCTTTGAAAAGGCTCTTGTCATTGTATGTGTAACCACCCTCGCTAAAAGGACACACAGTATAGTTGTCAATTTTGCAGAGGTCGTGGAAAAATCCTACGATGTACGGCGATTCGGGGCGTTCCCATTGCAGGTGCAATTTTTCGGTTAAGTCCACCAACATCT